CCTTGATTGGCTAACTCTGCAAACTGTTCATTACTAAGCATTAGGGTTTGTACCCCCACGAGATGCGGGAACCGTTGGAGATGTAGAAGATGCATCATCCCAGTTAAATGTTGTACCAGCAGTTTTTTTAGATAATGATAAAGGCCTATCTCCACCAAGACTTCTATTTTTCCATGCGGTTGCTTGAGCGGCAGAGCCTGTTGTGGAAGCGCTAAGTGACAATGGCGGAGTTGCGTCTGGCGTTTGTGGCGCCAATGAACTGCCGAACTGTGAATTCGACAATGACATTTTAGTAGGAAGAACCCATTCCGCCCTGGAAGTTAGGGTTCTGACGTCCAGATACTGATGGGATAGTTCTTGCGTTTGTCATTGTTGAACCTGAACAAGGATCAATGCAAGGCATAGTTGCAGTAATTCTGTGTGCAGCACCTTTACGTTCTGATGCTTCAGCATTTGCTACTAACACATTTTTTCTATTTACTTTTGTGCCATACATTGGTTCTGCTGCTTGTGTGTTTTTCTTTGGCATTAATTTACCAACAGAAGGTGTACCACTTACATTAGTAAAGGTTGCATTTGCACCTGATGGTGTATATTGATCTTGGCTCATATCTTTTTTCATTTTACTACCTGCTGACTCTAGATGGTTTGAAGGCATACCCATGCGACGACGCATTGCATGACCCATATCTGTCCAATTTGCCATGGTGACTCCTTAATGTAGGTATAAGGATAGAACTAAATTAACTTGCTGTAATGGCGAATACGATGGCGGAAATTTCTCCGTCACGGGATTCAATAGTAGTAAAACCTGGTTTGCAAGTTAAATCTAAGCCTCTAGGAGCCACGTATCCTCTAGATATAGCAATTGCTTTTACTGCTTGGTTCACTGCTCCAGCACCTACTGCACGTAATTTTACTTCGTGTTTTTCATAAATAGCGTGAGCAATTGCTGATGCAACGCTTTGGGGATTTGAACTTGCACTAACTCTTAAAAAGGGTTCATCATGAGAAACAGTAACTTCAGGTGTAATTGTCATATTTAGTAGTCCTTTGAGTCGAATTTATGTACCGCTCCTAGAACATAGGGTAAGGCTAAAGTCTTGGGGCGTCTCTGTATTTAAGGTCTCTCATTTGTTCGGCAACTGCCTTCTCGACCTCGTTATAGAAGTTTTTTCCTAAGAGCCTTGCAAGAGCATAAGAATCTGCAGCATTATCATCATTAAATTCTATGCCCCATCTCTTGTATATTTGCAATAACATCTCCTGTTTTTTTGCATTTCCCTTACCAGCAGCAAACTTTTTGAGGGTCATAGGAGGAACTTTTAATGGGTATTTTCTTGGGTCACCTTCATCAAAGTAGTCAAAGATTGTTAAGCGAACAGTGGCTGATAACTCTCCAAGCACAAGGGCAGCATGGCTGGCAAGGACCGTTCCCTCCATGGCTATGTCTAAAATTGTGTTATTGTTTTCTTCTAGGTAATCAAAATGATCTATTAGCCACTGTCTAATATCGGCAAGTCTTTCAATACCAAAGTATGGAGACTTGTAAACCCAAGTAATATATTTTGTTGGATCTTCAAATTGTAAAGCAGTTAAAGCAAATCCAGTTAATGATTGATCAATTCCTAAAGTTACTTTGCAATTTTTTGGTAACTGACCATCAATCGCTTTGGTTGGCACGGCGGTTTCTTTCGTCTATTACCATTTGAACAGTTCCTAGATAGCCCGCCCCGTCAACTAGGTTGTCTCTTTTTTGTTGATGAATTTCACGACAAATTTTTACCCAAGCCATTGCTAATCCAACTTGTTCTTCTGTTACATCAGTATTAAAAATTACTTCCCAACCTTTAGCAATACGATTAAAGTTATCTAATGGATGATCATAAGATTTGTTACGATCTCCTGTAATTAATCTTTGAGCCTCTTCAAGTACTGTTTCTTTATTCAAGTTCAAAGTATGCTCCTTTTATTAAATAATTACTTGCTGGTTTTGTTAAAGATAGCAAGTAATCATATGTTTCTTTAAATGAGTCACGTTTGTTTAATATCCACCAAGCAGAAAGTGCTGCAGTTGAGTTGGATGTTCCAATAGTTGTTTTAGTAGAGTTATCTAACATGCGAGAAGTGTAGTTATCTGGAATGTAGATGTCTACTTTTCCTTTTGCGTTACTGTATGTTTGAATAGTTCCTCCAGAGGTAACTGCTCCAACAGAGACTACTTCTTTCCAACATGCTGGAGTAAAAACTTGTTTTGTATTGCCATCATTCCCAGCAGCAGCAATTACAGGAACATTTACTTTCTTTAAAAGACTTACTTGTTTTTTAAATGTGGTTGACACATTGCAGGTGTTAAAGGTATTGCCTTGAGAAAGACTTACAACAGAGATGTTGTATTTCTTTTGATTCTTTGTTATCCAAACCAATGCATTATCAATATCCTCTGTGTAATAATCTGCGGGTTTTCCTTTTGGATCTATACCGACAATTCTAATTAAAATAACTTTTGCTTTAGGATTAACTTGAGTAATTATAGAAAGCATTCGAGTGCCGTGATTTAAAATTTTACTATTAGAAACGGGGATGTTGGCAGCCCCTTCACCTTCCATAAATTTTTTGCCATTTGGACAAGTAAATTCAGAAACAATACAAACCTCATGTACAACATTGTCTTTAAATAACTCTGTACTTGTTCCAGAATCTATGACTGCTATAGATTCTAAAGAGTCTGCTTGTACTGGTACTACCTGTAAGCCAAGTAGTACCAGCGCAAGGACTAAGAATTTTTTAGTCAATTAACCAGCCATTAAGTAAGGTATAAAATCTATTTAAATACCTTTCTAGTAATGCAAGTTTGCCTTGGATGTTTGCTTGAAGTTGAGCCCTTGTTTTTGGCGTTTCAAACATTGCCATTTCTTTTACCAAACCATCAGTTGCGGAAATAGTTGCACTTGCTGGTGATTTTACAACTGGGGTTATAGGTACAGTAGGACTAAAAATAATCGCTTTAGAATCAACTGTTGCCGTTAGTGTAACTGTATCTACGGTTTCACTTATAGTTGAAGCGTCTTGTGTAAAAACCTGTGCTTGTGCATCGTAAGTAACTGGGTTCTCTGGAGTTCCTCTATAACCGCTAGTAATTCCTGGTGCAGTTTGTTGCACTAAATTACAACTAGGACATGTTGAGTAAGTACTCTCTACTGTAGATGGACAGTGTTCAATACTACAAACAATTATATTTTCAACGGTTCCTGTTGAATCAACTACTGCAAATGTAGCAAAAGAATCTGGGTTTGGTGGAGTTTCACTGCAAACCATGCCTTGGCAATACAACACTTTGCCTTCATCCTCTGCGTTAGCAGGAATAATAGACACGCTTGTTAATACAAGTGCTGTTACTAATATTTTAGTTATGTTTTTCATGTTATGAATGTATCCCTCCGTCCCATTCGGGACTCGTTTGTTCTCCGTGTTATTTCCCTCGAAACTAAAGTAATGTCTCGTTCTTGATTTGAGAGCATCATCTCTAAGATCTTGCGATAAGCATACCGTTCCTCATAGGTATCTCCTAATTGGATAATCTCTGGATCGGTAGCAATCTGAGCCTTGGCTAAACTTACTGTTGAGCCTTTTGAGGCCGCTCCCATCTTAAGTATGAGCAGTTTGTTCTCAGCCATATCTAAGGCTCTCTGAGCCTCACGCTCACTAAGTTGAGCCTGAACTAACTGCGAAGCAAAGTAATCGGCCCACCCAGTAAGGGTAGTAAACATTATGGCTAAGTCTTCACTGCTCAACTCTGTAATATCAGGTGGTAATACTGCCTGTTCGTACTGTGGCTTTGGTAGGGCAAGACCCCTTTTCATCAATACTTCTATCTCACTCATTACTTTCCAATCAAAGAGCAGTATTTACAGCCAGCAGAATCAACATTACAGTCAGGTGAAACACCTGCCTCAACTGCATCTATCACCTTCTGTGCAGCATTAAATACTCTTTCAACAACGTAGTAGTCAGATTTAATTGTGAACTC